CCTTCCATTAACTGTAATCCGGACATAATTAACTGTGGCAGATTATCAATCAGTGACTCAACCAGAGTCAGGATTATCTGTACCGCTGCCGGAATTAACTGCGGAAGCTGTGCGCCCAAGCTGCTCACCAGAGTTGCTATGATGCTTGCGCCTACAGAAATAAGCGATGGTAGATTTGCTGTAATCGCATTCATCAATCCCAGTATCAGGGTTGCACCAGATGAAATCAGTCCCGGAAGTGCTGCTGTGATCCCGGCTCCAAAGTTGGATATGACCTCTGGTCCTTTGGTCTGCACCAGAAGAAGAATCTGATCAATCTGTGTACCGAACTGACTATAAACCAGTCCAAGACCGGCTACAACAACAGCCGCAACTGCACCAAAGTTCATCAATCCGACAAATGACGGAATGAATCTGCCTACCATTCCGAGTACGCCTTGCAGGGCAGATCCTATCTGTCCGCCCCATGCCCCCAGATAACCGGCGGTATCTCCAAGCAGTGAAAAAGCACTTGTAATTCTGGGAATCTTCGATGCTATCGCGGATCCGATTTTCCCAACTGCCCCACCAATTTTACCCGGAACACCGGAAACTACCTTGCCGATCTTTCCGACAGTAGCTGACAGTTTCGGAGTCAGTACCTGAAACGGTCCTGTAATTGCACTGCCAAGCCCTTTCAGGCTACCCGTAAAATCTTTCCGGAAATTTGCAGCCGATTTTGTTGCGCTTTTGAATCCCTTCGGAAGCTTTCCGAGCTCAGACAAAACACCCGTTGTAATTCCGCTGAATCCCTCAACGGCTGTCTTTACATTGCCGATCTGGGATCCAAATAACGAAATCACCGGTCCGGCTCCCGCAAGAACTGCCGCGGTCTTGCCAAGATTCATGAGCTCATCCGTACTCATGTTCTGCAGCTTATCGGTTAACTTACCAACACTATCCGTAAATCCCTTTAGTTGCGGAACTGCATCTCCAATTTTTCCGGATAAGGATTCCACCACATCCATTCCGGTCTTTCCCAGACGCGGGATCATTTGACCAAGATTATTTAAGATATTCTTTGCCGCTGTCCAGAATGTATCAACCAGATCGTTCGCACTGATTACGCCAGCTTCAAAATTCTCCCAGGCAGCTTTTGCAGAATTAACAGAACCTTCGATTGTTGTGGATGCTTCTTTTGCAGAAGTCCCTGTGATTCCAAGATTTTGCTGGACTTTGTGAATCGCCTGAATCATCTGATCAAACGTTACATTATCCAGATCTTCTATCTTTTTATTTAAGATACCAGAATCATTGATCAATCGGACCATTTCCGATTGCGTACCACCATAACCTAATTTAAGGTTATCCAGCATCGTATAATTCTGCTTCGCAAAACCTTGATAGGCGTTTTGAATATCCTGCATATTCGTACCCATCTTATTGGCATTATCTGCCATATCGATGATCGCCATATCTGCAATCTCTGCAGCCTTTGCAGTATCTCCGCCTAAGCCTTGTAATAATGAAGCAGAAAAGCTTGTGACTGTTGACATATAATCATTTGCCGAAAGCTGTGCTGTTTTAAACGCATTGTTTGCGTTCCTAATTACTGTCTTGGCACTGTCTTTAAATAATGTCTCTACACCACCGACCTGCTGCTCCATATTGGCAACTACGCCAAGAGAAGACTTTACAATCGCCGCTGCTCCAGCTCCTACAGCTGCAACAGCTCCGGTCATTGCCTTGCTGACTACGGATAATCCACTTTTTCCAAGACTTCCTAGCTTATTTATGCCTTCATTGAACCCGCTCTCATTGATTTTGGTATCAAAATTCAAATATCCATCTGCCATACTATCATCCTTTCTGATAGCACGGCTCAGGGGCTCACAAGTGCTTAATTCTTAATTTTTATCTCCACCTCCCGTCGGCATTTGCGGCATTTCACATACAGTCCGCTGCACACTGCAGTATCTGTGTAAACAAGCAGATGCTGCCCGCAGTACGGACACGGATACCACTCACGCCGTGTCGGTATTTTAATTTCCATCATGAGAACATATCTCCAATCTCATAATCATCCAGTTTCCGCTGTTTCTTTTTCAAGGAAACAGCTCTCTGGATCTTCTTGATCCATTTGCGTTCGTCCTTATCCCGGATTGTTCCAGGATCAATCGAACGGTACATGATCCGTTGTTTAATCTCCGTATCATCCGGCAGCCAGTCAAACAGGCTCCGGAACTCCCACCAGTGCATATAGTCGATCTGCTGCAGGTCGATTCCATATGCCTCCCGGAACGCTGCATAAATGCAGCCGGCATCTTCCGAAAAAGAAAATACCGGCTTCCCTCTTTTCTGCTGCCCTTCCTCTTCATCTTCCAGATCATCCTGGTACATCCTTTTGCACATCAGGAAATCTCCAAGTGCATAAATTGCAGCTTCAATATCATCCGGAATCTGATCCAGATACCACTGCAACAGAAGTC